TTATCCCTGTTATTGTAATTTTCATCACCATACTTTTCCAACTTGGTTTTTTTACCTTTTTCCACATTTACATAATTTTCATCACCATACTTTTCCAACTTGGTTTTTTTACCTTTTTCCACATTTACATAATTTTCATCACCATACTTTTCCAACTTGATTTTTTTCGTTTTTTGTTGAAATTCTTCAGTCTGGTAAAATAATTTTCCATATTTTTCCATTTGCGATTCAATAGATTTTTTTCGTTTATGTTCTATATTTTTAGGCAATAAATTCCATTTTTTACGGCAATCTGATGAACACATCGTCTTTTTCTGTATTTTATACACTTTAAATTCATTACTGCACATTTTGCATTTTCTAATTTCCCACTTTGAACTATCCATATTTCTACCCATTATCATTCCTTTATTTATTACCAACCCATACCACCAATTACTAATAATAATTATAAACCAGATACACAAAACCCCCGATAAATCGAGGGCTTTTTAGGTTTATTTTACTGTTATTTTATGAAGGAAAAGTTGCACCCGTTGGAACAACAATAAAATCAAGGACTATAAATTCTGCAGTCCGAGTCGGTTGGATAAAAATCTGGCCAACCAGCTTGTTCCTATCAATCACATCTGGAGTATTATTCGTCTCGTCCATCACAACTTGAAATGCAGTCAAACCACTGTTCTGCTGTACGGATTCTAAGAATGGATTAACCATATTTAGAAATCTCGTTCTTGTTGCAGAATTGTTCTGTTCGAATACCAAGTATCTTGATGTTGAAGCAATATATTTCTTCAGTTTAATTAATAGACGCCTCACATTAACACGATCCAATGCAGAAGGTAATGCCTGAAGGGTCTTTTGACCCCAGACCACCACGCCCTGTGCTGGGAATGAAGCGATTGGATTAACTCTATTTTCATAAAGGGTATCACGTTCATCATGTGTCAAGCGTGTTTTTGCTTCAAGAACTGTAGTAAGACCACCACGATTTAGACCTGCTGGTGCAAACCATTCGTGGGATACCCTATCAGTATAAGCAATTACACCCGGTAATACGATTCCTGGTGGAACCCATACTGGAAGTGAAGTGTTTCTATCGGCAATTTTAACCCAAGGGTAATATGTTGCCGCATAATTTGTATCTAATGCACTAATAGTATCAGTTACATCATCAATACCGTCATCAATATCAGCCGAGTCCAATACATAAAATGCATCACCCCTAGCTTCCATTTTGTCAATGGCATGGTTTGTAATTATACTATGCCACTTGTGGATAATACCTGGAGTTACCAACATATTGATATCAAATTCATCTGGATTACTTACGGCGTTAATAGCCTTTTTGTAAGCAACTGACCCACTTGTCGTACTATCAGTGAGATTGAATCCCATCGTGTTGGCGGAAGAAATATTCACACCGACCGATTTTGGATTTGCCGGATTATCACCATCGAACGCTCCTTGGAATGGAACTCCAAATTGACGCTGTTTGATGTTTGAATTTGTCAATGTAATATATTGACTTGAACTCGCGTATGTATTTCCAGTGGTACTAGCTGCATCATCACCAGTCATATCTTCTAAACTCATTGATACGTTGTTACCAACGCCTGCTGAATTTGGCACTGGCGCTAGATATTGGCGATTATCATCCTTTGAATTATCCCAACCATAGTAATATGATGAGTTAAATACATTGGTATCTGGATTCACCTGTGCGGTTAAATATGACGCCACTGGTACAGCTGTTGTAGTTGGATCAGTTACACTTGCAGCTGCAAATCCCATTGGGACTACTGTTACAGGAACCGAACCATCGGCAATAGCTGAGTAATTTCTAATATAAATGTGATTGGACTTGTTAGGCCAGTCACCGTTATATGTCAATTTACCATTGTTATCAATATCCGCATACCTGTCACCAATGACACGTGCGAAGTAATTAGTGCTTGTAGGATTGAAATTTAGATCATCCCACGATTCCACTACTGTCTCATTCTTTTGTTTCCAAGCCACTTGATCAATCTTGCGAACTTGTAATGAAAATGATCCGAAATTGCTACCCGGAACAGTCGCGGCGGATTTCACATTTGCAATTACTACAACATATTTACTATTAACATCTGTCCCATGAGAACGAGTATAAATCTGAAATAGATTGTATCTCGACCCATTGATTAACTGTGATTGGATAGATGGGGTGTACCCAGCTAAATTATCAACTGCAGTTGCAGATGTCGCATCAAAAGCAAAATTCATAGTACCACTTGCCACTGAAGCGGAAGCGTTAGAATCAAGACCCTGACTAGATTGATATGTTTTGTAATTTTTGTAAAGATATCCGGCCAATGTGGTTTGTCCAGAAGTTTGAACCTGTGGACTAGAGCTTATCACATTTTCAATGTAATTTGCACTGCCGGTATTGAATGAAATCGCGTATGACGCTACGGTTGTATCCGATCCAGACAATGTTAGTGTAGCTGAAGATCAGTCGCCAGTAATTGTACTTGCGGATAAATCTCCCAGTCCATTCAATCCACCACGAGATGGTGCAATGACTGCCACTGTTTTAGTTCCATCGGAACTTGATATTTGAAGAGCGACATAATCTGAACTATATCCTCCTAATCCAAGAACGCGAACGATGGTCACTGACCCCGCGCTTCTTAAATATTGTTCTACTGCATACGGTGTATAATAACGATTATCAGTCGTACCGAAAACTTCCTCAAACTGCTGGAAACTTCGAATAACGGTTGGTACAAATGCTGGCCCTTTTACTGTAGGCCCAACAATTGCGGCACCGATTTCGGAAATTCCTTGTGGAAGAAACGATAGATCAGTTTCGTTGGTGAAAACACCGGGGGAAACTATTCTTTCGGCCATTTGTATTCTCCTAATTTATAAGGATATTATCCTTCTGTTGGTGTGGGCATAAATTCGCCCGTCTCTGGATTAAGAGTACCTGGGCCGTACTTGTCTGTTAATTCTTTAACTAGAGTTTGTTCGGTTTCTTGTTGTTTGCGATATTCGTTTTCTAGTTCGTCACCACGAAGTTCAACTCCATCCAATTCAGCTTTAAGCGCCATCTTCCTAATTCGTAATTGTCCAAACTCAAACTGGATCGCTTGGTATCCAGAACTTAATCCCTTTAATGATTCCATTTCCTCTTCTGAAAATTTAATCTTTGCATCTACTTCAGTCATAACTTTTCTCCTTGTTTATTTAGTAACTGTTTTTATTACTGCTTTAATAATATATATCAAGCAGTATTACCAAAACTCGCTGTTTTGTTAATTTTTTTTAGTTTAAGTTATATTTTCCTTAAAAGATACACCCATATTGATTGTTTTGGGTGAATATGTTCTGATTGTAGTTATATAATCATTGAACGATTCTGGTATCAAATAACCTTTAACTGTGAGTGTAAAACCCATTTTAATTTTGCGTTCCCCGTCGTCATATTCACTTGCGTCATCAAAACCACTCAATTCTGTACGAAACTTAAACTTGCTTGGTTCACCCCAATAAGCTCCATCAGTATAGTTTATCTTTTCAACAAGTGTATTCATCTGTTCTGTATAAGTTGTCCACAATGTGCATTCATAGTTTAATGTAACATAATCTGGCATAACTACATTGTAGTATTCTCGTTGCGGTAGGGCACCCTGTAATACAGAAAAATTACTGTATCTGTTCTTTTGTGTATATTTCTTTTCAAATGTGTAATGTAGTTTTGGGTCGTTGGCATCCAGTTTATCCACCGGCATTGAGTCGTCTTTTTCAACCCCAGTTCTGCGGAATGCTATAGCTGGAATAATAATTTGGCGTTTGTTGTCCCTCATAAAACCGTCAACTTGTGCCGCTTTCCACCTTTCGGGGTTGGCGTATATAACTGGAACATTAACTTGTTCTCCGTTATCAACAACTGTTGGTTTTATCACTTCCTGAAAGTAGTACATAATTGCGGCATCAATATCCATTAACCCTATAGATACATTTGGACTTGTATCACCTTTACGAGTTGTTTGTTCTGCCCTATTTACTACCCGACCTTTAGTTTGTCTTTCAGACCGAGGTTGTGGTTTTGTCCGAGTTGCCATGTTTTATTCCTATTTTATTTTTTTAAGTGCTTTTATAAGATCGGGCAATTCGTCAATCATAATATATTCTTCATAACCAGTGTGGCCGCCGACGATTTGGATTCTATCATTGTATAATATCACATTGATATTATTAGGGGGCACATTGATGTGTCGAATATATTTGGGTTTGTCAAAAGCCTTTTCATCCAATTTCTGAATTTCTTCTCTAATTATTTGTCTTAATTCTGATTTTTTCATACTATTTTCCTACCTTTTTAAATAGTTTCCATGTAAGGTTAACCATAGGTTCTAATTTCATCTTGCCAAATTGCTCTTTGTTTTTATCACCAAGCGCATCGTACACCTGAATTACGTGTTGTGCGGTGAAAGCATCAACCACTTGTCCGTTAATTTTTTTGAATTGCTTATTGTCCACAATCCACCGAATTTTGGTTATCAATGGTGGTTCTTTGACTTCTTCGGTTATAGATTCGGTGAACCCACTCAATCCCATAGCCTTAAATTGTTTCTTGTTTTTAGCTCCCCATGAAGCCAAGTCGTCCATGCTAACATTTGACAAAACCGCTTTATTTGCGTCCATATCATCCATAGATTTGAAAACAGAGTATGACCAATCTTTATTTCGTCTTAGCACACCTTGAGGAGATTTCCAAATTTTTACTTGCCCTTCAGTTAATTTCTGAATTTCTTCTCTTATCATCTGTCTTAATTCTGATTTTTTCATTAATTGCTCCTAACTCTTTCGATGTTCACATTGGATTTTCTTATCCTATGACAAGAATATCCAGCCGACCAATTGTTTTCTACATCCCCATATATAAGTTGATTTTCATTGATCCCGTTTATCTCAAAATATCCGAAATTCCATTCAAATATATCGCCCTGTTGTGGTACAATGCTGGCCTGTACCAGTGCATCCCTCATTAGATAGAATGACACATTTTGCCCCTCATCAGTACCGTATGCTTCATTACTCCAATCGAAATCTTCGGCGTCAATGAGACATGCAAATTCTACCCCCGATTTCCATACTTTACCATCCGAGCTTTCTCCGTACATATCCACTTTGGTATCGCTTACGGATACCTTATATAATATGGCAGTCTGATTTATCCAACCGGGTTTTGCTTGGCCTAAATCACCTATTAATTCTTTATTGATCCGATCAAAGAGTTTCAAATCCCGACCTGTCATAAATCTACCTGTCATAATATTATCCTATGTAAATGTGAATCGGAATCTTGTTTAGTTTATCCTGTAAATTTTCTGCTTCTTCTTTATCAGCTTCCATTAGTGCTTTCCTACTAATTGCCTCCAATGTTTCCCTTAACTCAGTAACAAGCCGCTCTTTTTCGGCAATTGCCTCTGCTCGCATGGTTTCACCATCCAACTGAACTTCTGAATTTGGAATTGGGATTGACCCAAATTTGCTTCGGATATCACCCAATATTTCCCTTGCACTAGCAAGAGCATACTTGCGTATCCATTGTCTACCAACCGAATTGATTGAAGCGTATGTCATGTTGTTATATGGTATATTGGAGTAATCGGATATTTTACCAGTGGTGGTTTCACCATAAGGTGCTACCAGTGCACCATCCCTGTCAGCCCTTACTATATATTCAAACCATACCTCAAAATATTGAGTTGGTATTGGAAATAGTTTCAATTTGTTATTTCTTATCTCAAAGTGATATGCACTTTTTCTGATTTGATCGTTAAATTCGATAGCCTGAATTCTCAATAAATCCGCATAAATGGGCATCATCATAAATTGAACGGCTGGGGTCATATTTCCCCAACCAAAGTTATCCATCATGTT